CTTGACAGGTCGCTTCAATTCTGATACAATAGTACTGAAAATTTCATAACAAGAGAACTATAAAATGATACTCGTGGATCTAAATCAGGTGATGATATCAAATCTGATGATGCAGCCTGGAATCAGCAAACACGTTGATGAAAACATGGTAAGACATATGGTGCTAAACGCACTTAGATCTTACAACGTCAAGTTCAAACAAGACTACGGCGAAATGATTATCTGTGCTGACGATAAGAATTATTGGCGTAGAGATTTATTTCCTTACTACAAAGCATCACGTAAGAAAGAGCGTAACGCATCCCCATATGATTGGGCTCTTATCTTTGATGTTCTACATAAGATTAAGGATGAGCTAAAGGAAAACTTCCCCTACAAAGTTGTGCAAGTTTCTGGTGCTGAAGCGGATGATGTTATAGGTACGTTGTGCCATAAATATGGAGTGTTCTTAAAAAACTCAGAGACTGAACGCATTCTTATTTTGTCTAGTGACAAAGACTTTATGCAGTTGCAGAAGTTTGTCAACGTTGACCAGTATAGCCCTATGGCTAAAAAGTTTATTCGACCTGAATGTAATCCTCATGCTTTTTTGTGTGAGCATATCATTCGCGGAGATAGAGGTGATGGGATACCTAACATTCTATCTAGAGACGATACGTTTGTATCCGAATCGAGACAGAAGCCTATCAGTTCAAAGAAACTATATACTTGGTTACAGCAGGAACCAAAAGAATTCTGCAGTGATGAGATGCTACGCAACTACGACAGGAATCAAATGCTGATTGACTTAGCTAAGATTCCCGAAGAGTTGCAAGACTCTATTGTGGATGAATATGAATCTGCACCAAGTAGGGATAGAAGTAAGTTGTTTAACTACTTCATAAAAAATAAAATGAAACACTTAATGGAACATTTACAGGAATTTTGATATGGCTGAGCCAGCAAAGAAACCAATTGATATTAGTCGAATGACTGCACCAGAAATCTTTGAGCATATCTCTGGGCTAACTCCCGCTAAAAGAGGAAATGCGATTCGAGAGATTACTCGACTAGCGCCAGAGATTAAGGAAATCTTACGTCTAGCATTCAACAAAAGTATTGTATTTGAATTGCCGCAGGGAGACCCTCCTTACACACCTTTGAACATTCCGCAGAACTTTGGATACAAAAGGATAGGTAAAGAGTTGCGCAAGTTTAAATACTTCGTAAAATCTGACACACCAAATCTAAATCAGATTAAACGAGAGTCAATCTTTATTGAGTTGCTGGAAAGCGTTTCTCCCGAAGAAGCAAAGTTAGTCTTAATGATTAAGGACAAGAAGTTTAAGTATAAGGGAATTACTAGGAAAGTTCTTATGGACAATATTCCTGAGATTTTTAATGGTGAAGAATTGGGAAAGTCGAATGGGTAAAAATAAAGATAGAAATAACTATAGAGGATTTCGTGAATTCTACGACAGTTATGATGACGAGTTTTTTAAGAAAAAACGCCTGGATAAAAAAGGTCGGGCAAAGACTAAAATTCGTGAAAAACTAGAACACATTGATATAAATAATTTAAACGATGAAGATTTTGACGATCTAGAGGATTATTATGAGTAACGAGTTATCAGGAAAAGCGTTTCTTGTTGTATCAATAGTTTTACTGGCTATTGTTGTCGCTCTTCCCTTGGCTGCGATTTGGTCCTTCAATACCTTATTCCAACTGAACATCAACTATGGATTCTGGGAATGGCTTGCTGCTGTTGTCCTAATCCAGATGTTTGGTGGTGCGCGGCAAGTAGCGAAGACTGTAGACAATGGCTTTAATCAAGACCAAAAAATCGGCGTGAAAGGATTTAACAAATAAGGAGGTCACCCAAAAAATCCCTTTTGTTATGATAACATAAACGTAACAAGGAGACTTGCCTATGGGAGAAAGCCAACTAGAAAGATTGAAGAAACATTCTAGGGAACTTGGAAAAAGAATTTTCAAGTTAAACAAAAAAGGTAAAGGTGAAGCATCATATCGAACTAAGAAGAAACGGGCGATACTCGATGCTTCTATAGAACAAGTCACAAGGGGGTGATCCAATCAACCCAAACGCCTCAGCAATGGGGCGTTTTCTTTTTGGAGATGAAACACATGAGTGGAAAAGGTAGCAAACGACGGCCGTTCGCCGTATCAAACAAAGAAGATTACATCAAAGCACAAGAGAATTTTGATGCGCAGTGGGATATCATTTTTGGAGGCAAGAATATGAAGCACAAAAAAGATCAAACATATATTTCAACGTATAGGTCAGAAGACGGCATTCGAGTTGCTGAAGTCCGACAAGATGATGATGGATATTATGTCGAATTCTACTTAAATGGGGATTGGGTAAAGGTCGTCGATGTTCGAGCCCAGTCGGTACATTATGCTGAAGATGTCGCAGAAAACTATGTTTTGGGAATAATAAATCCAAAGGAATCAACAACTTAGATAGGGGGTTGACATTCCACCCGTTTTTTGGTAGAATACGTGTATAGAAATGAGGAGTGGACATGATCAACCTGCACTTTCACGGTCGTATCAAAAATCGTAAAGCATACGAACAGTTTTGTGAAGAAGTAATTGATGAGTTGTTTCCCCGTCAGTTCACCAAGCGTGACATTGACATCCATATCAAGTTTAGCATTGCCGTCAGCGAAGGTGCTTTCGGCTGGGCTGGAGTTGGTGATTGTGAAGATGAGTTCACCGTTGAAGTCGGCAAAGTAATTTGCTCTAACGGTGGGTTCCGTCTTCAGAATCCTATTGAGATTGCAAGTACACTTGCTCACGAGTTGACGCACGTTCGACAATATGTTCGTGGTGAGTTGAACGCAGAGATGACCCGCTGGAAGGGTCAGAAAGTTCCCTTTGGTCCTCGTGGTGGAGTGAAGATTCCCTACGAGCAGCAGCCTTGGGAAGTTGAAGCATACGCACTAGAGAAAGAACTAGTTGCATTACATTGGTAAGGAGATATTATGATTAGACGCGGAGAGACAGTACCGTCGGTGCTGTTCAATACACGAGTACGTGATGAATCTATCGAGGGACCTAATCCCTATCGATGGGAAGTTGTATCTAGCGGTGACTACTTTGATGGCAAACGAGTGATTCTATTTGGATTGCCTGGAGCATTCACGCCGACTTGTTCTACGTATCAGTTGCCTGACTTTGAGAGATTGTATCCAGAGTTTGTTGAGTTGGGTATCGACGCAATCTATTGTATTTCAGTAAACGATGCATTTGTGATGAATGCATGGGCTAAGGATCAGCAGTTACAAAACGTGAAAGTAATTCCAGACGGATCTGGTGTATTCACTCGTGAGATTGGAATGCTAGTTGCGAAAGACAACGTAGGCTTTGGTCAGCGTTCTTGGCGTTACGCTATGGTTATCAACGACGGTGTTGTAGAAGCATTGTTCAAAGAGCCTGGTATGACAGACAATCTGGACGCAGATCCTTATGAGATTTCTACTCCACAAAATCTGTTAGCATATTGTCAGTCACGCAAAGAGGAAGCAGCGTGAACGATAAATGGAACGGTGAAGCAAGAGGTATCACAGATGTCATGGTGTCACGTATTAAAACGTGGCATCGTGACCGCAATCTAATCGAAGGAAGTACTGACAAAGACCAAGTACTCAAACTCATGCAAGAACTTGGTGAGTTGAGTGACAGTGTTTGTAAAGGTAAAGACATTCGAGATGACTTAGGTGATATGCTCGTTGTTATGATTAATATTATGGAACGCAATAATCTACATATGACTGATTGCCTTGAAGTTGCTTGGGTTGATATCAAAGACAGAAAGGGTAAGATGATTGATGGGATTTTTGTAAAAGAGGAAGACTTAAATGGATGAACACACAACGATTGCAGGCTTTGTTTCTGCAGCAAAACTGGGTGTGGTGACAGTAGAGTTTACTAAGATTGATACTGGTGAGTTACGCATAATGCCTTGTACGTTGAACCCAGGGCTGTCTAACCACAATGTTCCTGAAATTCTAGAACAGAAAGAAGAGTCTGATCACCTAGTTGTATGGTGTATGGATAAAGATGCTTGGCGTTCTTTCCGTGTAAGTACACTAGTGAAATGGTACGAGGGATATCCAGATGTTTAGTTCTGTATGTGAAATCGGAAATATTACGAAAGTTTCTGATAAATACGAAATACGAGATGACTTTTCACTTGAGAATCTTGTTCTGAGCAGCACAGTGTTGGCTGAAGGTGAATCCACTAACGGTCATAAACATATGACTCAGGATGAAATCTTTATGTTCTACGGTGTTGGAGAGATCTATCTAAGATATCCAGATGAAGATCAAGGTGAACAAGAGCAAGTCTTCAAGGTTACTAACGGCGACATCGTTAGTGTACCTAAAGGTGTATTTCATCGAGTGTACAACCGATCAAAGAAAGAGAGTTTATTTTACGTAAGGATTATGAGCAAATGACACAAACAGAGTTAGATATTCCAGTGAAACTGGACCCACCTTACAACGGATTATTTTGGTGTCACATTCGTGATGGTATGTTTCGTTGGCCTGAGTATATTGGTTTCTACAAGAGCAAGAGGTTATAATGGCTAGAAAAGATAATGATATTGTGTATCTGATCCCCGAAGGTCAGACTCGTGAATCGCACGACTATCACTATACAGTCAGCAAGAAACGAAAGCATCCAGAGAAGTTTCGTATGCGAAAGTATAATCCAGTTAGTCGTAAGCACGAATGGTTTGTTGAGGTGAAGAAGCCGCCACACTCAAAATGATGATGTTACTTTGCGGTTCAGTATTTTTGGTATGTTTTTATATCGTAATTTATTTTGCGGAGAGGGATAAGTGAGAATCGAGAATGATGTAAAACTTGATTATAGTGATGTTTTGTTTAGACCGAAAAGAAGTACGATGGG